CTCTACGCAGAGTTCGTGCGAGTGGGTCAGTTGCCCCTGTAAAAAAAGGTGCTCGTAAATAATTACTATGTTTTTTTTCACTAGATACAGTATAAGACACGAAAATGTATAATTATTTAGCTGAATTCTTAGGAACAACCTTCTTTGTATATGTTATTATCGCCACTGGAAATCCTATTGCCATTGGAGCTGCGTTAGCTCTAGTTATTGTTATGATTTCACCCATTTCTGGAGGTCATCTTAATCCTGCTGTCACAATTGTAATGTCCGCCGCAGACAAATTCCCTACAAATGAAATTGTACCATATAGTTTGGCACAAATTTTTGGTGGGTTAGTTGCTCTTGAACTATACAAACGATACAAGTTATAATTCAATAATGCTATTACTATGTGTAATATCAGTATTTTCAGTTTCGGGGATAGTATACAATTCATTTGTTGTCGAATTCAGAATATCTATATCATTACCTTCATTATGTTCTATTCTATAATCCGTATTGCTATGATATATATTACACACATTACACTTATGATTGCCAGCAGTATACCAACCAACAAAAGTTCGTTTGTCATTTTGGTATAGTTGGGTTCATATACATACTTTTCAATTTTCAAAACTATCAAACATAAAATTGAAAAACTGTTCGTTATACAATCTAGAGCATCACAAGTAAGAACTTCAGTTCTATTTAAAATATATTCAATATGAGCCCTAATCTAGTCTATGCTTCTGGCCAAGATAAAACATTACCATATGACCTCCAACGGCACATTACCACTAAGTTTCTTAGCAAACAAGAGAGGACCGGTTATGCTATTATGAAATTATATTCTACCCGTGGAAAACACGTTAAACAACGTATCGCCGCTCTACCCGCGGATACGCGTGTAACACTTTTTGTAAATGGCATTTATAAAAAGTTTAACCAGCTAATCGCAAAACATTATGTAAATGCTAGCACATATAGCAATACCGATGGGCGCTGCACCGATATTAAAATGCCTAGTTATTCACATCAACTATTAAGAGTCACTCTTGATACTATTTATTACGGTTATCACCTTGTTCGTCCCCAAGCAAACCGTAATAGTAAAATTATCGACGAAACTCCAACATTTACGTTTAATGACGAAGGAGGCTGGCGCTGGCTACTAAGTATGGATGTGAAATATTGTCCGACTGAAGGTCACACTGAGCTAACCAAGAACATTCAGGTAGAGGACTTTGAAAGGTTGATTCGTATAATAATCAATATGACATCCCCTAATAAGAAGTTCCGCGAAGAACGCACTAAAATTATGCTTGATTTCTCGTTAATACTAGAATACTTAGCTACTAAATATACTAATATCAAAACGCAAGAGAATAAGGACAAGTTGGTCGCTAAGGAACAGGCAATTCAAGACAAGTTGGTCGCCAAGGAAAAGGCAATTCAAGACAAGTTGGTCGCCAAGGAAAAGGCAATTCAAGACAAGTTGGTCGCCAAGGAAAAGGCCAAGACAGACAAGTTAGTCGCTAAGGAAAAGGCAATTCAATACAAGTTGGCTGCCAAGCAAGATAAAATCAATCAAAAAAGAGAGCTACTTGAAATGCGTATTCAAGAGAGAGAAATGAAGAAGCTGAGAAAAAATATTATTATGTAAATATCTAACTACCCTACTTTTTGAAAGTGTCAAATGGCTATATTTGACATTTTTTATCGCGATTTTTGGATCATTCTAAATAAGATAAATAATCCGACAATAGATAATGAGCTCACAAACAGTATATTAATATGTCCTTGAAATATTTCATTTATATCAATACTCTCGTCATCACTGTCATTAGATTCTTCATCGTTTTCTTTGTCATCATTTGATTCCTCTTTATCACTAGTTTCTGCTAACACATCATATGTATTCGTATCAGCATTCGCAGTAATTGATGTTGGAAATCCTACCTCAGCAAAACTCACAGATTGGAATATCTGGTTACTATCCGCAGGCTTTATTGAGCTCATCTTTATCTCGGTTTCTCCTAAATTGCTATTCTTACTTTCTTTCGTGTTCTCTTTTTTCGGGGTATTATCAATGTAATCACTCATCTATACATTATGTTCTCAAATAATATCAACAATATAAAGATAATTTTACGTTATTATTATACTATTTCAAATGTGCGGAATTTTTGCATTATTAAACAATGATAACCATATACCGCAATCTATTATTCAATCTTGTTTCGAAAATGGTAAACGACGAGGACCCGAATTTTCAACATTATTTCATTGTGCGATAAAAGCACAATTGGGATTTCATAGATTAGCGATTAACGGATTAAATGATGAAGCGAATCAACCCATTCGTATTGGCAATATTTCGTTGATTTGTAACGGAGAGATATATAACTACAATCAATTATACGAAACCTTGAATGTTTCACCTACCACTGATTCAGATTGTGAAGTTATTATTCATATGTATTTGAAATACGGTATGGAACAAACGTTACGTATGTTAGATGGAGTATTCGCATTTGTATTAATTGATACTCGGTTTGACACACCATCCAAAATATATATAGCAAGAGACCCATATGGAGTTAGACCATTATATCAAATGAAACCTATATCTCGTTTGAAGGCATCTAAAAATCATTTATATGGATTCGCTAGTGAAATTAAAGGGTTATATGATAGTTATGACTATATCAAAGACACGAATAGCAATACACGAACACTTGACCCTAAACACGCATACAAATATCCTGATTATAGTATTGAACAATTTAAACCTGGCACATTTTCTTGTTACGAATTACCTGACGGAACACAGAAATATTGGACTTTTTTATCATCACAACAATACCATTATCACGGATTTCATAGTAATATGTATACCGATTATGTTAATACCAACACCATTTTCAGTAATATTCGTAGACATCTCATAAACGCAGTTCATAAACGATGCTCCACAACCGACAGACCTATCGCTTGCTTGCTTTCCGGTGGGCTTGATAGTAGTTTAATTACTGCTATTGTAAATGACTATCATAAGAAAAATAATCTACCAACACTCGAAACCTACAGTATTGGGATTGAAGGCGCCGATGATTTAAAACACGCAAAAACGGTCGCCAATTATCTTGGGACAAAACATACAGAAGTTGTGTTGAGTGAATTTGAGTTTATTAATGCTATACCTGAGGTTATTAAAGGGATTGAAAGTTATGATACTACCACTGTAAGAGCAAGTATAGGAAATTGGTTACTTGGGAAATACATATCCAAACATAGTGATGCTAAAGTGATTTTTAATGGAGATGGGTCGGACGAATTATCCGGTGGATACTTATATATGGGAAATGCCCCAGACGAAATCGAATTTGACAAAGAATGTAGACGGTTATTGCGGGATATACATACATTTGATGTTCTACGGTCAGATAAATCCATTTCATCACACGGATTAGAACCTAGAACTCCATTCTTAGACCGCGAATGGACCGAATTCTATTTATCTATACCCACGCATATTCGGTTTCATACAAACGAAAAACTCCCTGAAAAATACCTTATACGAAAAGCGTTTTCCAAAGAAGAATATGCTAAGTATGATGATGAACCACTCTTACCCGACAGTGTATTATGGAGACGAAAAGAGGCGTTTAGTGACGGGGTTTCCACACAAACACGTTCCTTGTATGAAATTATCCAAGAGCACACATCTAAAATTGTTGGTTTATATAACGAGTCCGTTTCATTTACACATCTACCCCCACAAACCTCCGAACAGATATATTATAGGACCATTTTCGAAGAACATTATACAGGGTTGGGTCATATTATACCTTATTTTTGGATGCCAAAATACGTGAATGCTACTGATTCCAGTGCACGAACATTGAGTATCTACAAATAAAAATATACTTTTATGAATATATTTTTATTCTATTGCCTTTATTTTATCAATTGTCACTTCTTTCATAACATTCTTCATCACTTTATCTTCAAACAATTCGGTTTCTTCTCGTCCACATCCACCTAGTGATGATTCTGAATATTTAAAGAACTTTTCATAGTTTTCTGTTCCCATTATACCCACATCGGGCGTTGAATCATACCATACTGGACGCATTCGTTCATTCTTATACGCAACACCTTTTACTGCCTTACGTAACTTGACTTTATCCTCATCTTTTTCCCATTTGTTCTCATCCTTAATATAGACGGTTTCACGTTTCAAATCAGTGCAATGCAGTGGGCGGTCGTGGATTTCCATCTCATTTATTCGTTCTACAATTATATTCGAAATGCCATCTATAAATCCACGTTCTCCTGTTTCTATGAAATCCTGCACGGATATATTGATGGATTTGACAAAGTCTTTTAATGTCATTGCGTTCTTGCATTTCTCATTCAGAAACACATTCAGATTGAACTTGTTATTGCTGTTTATATTGGTATTGGTATTGTTATTTACAGTATTGTTACCCATATTCCCCGCCATTTCCTTTATAATTTGTTGGAATTCACGACGTTCTTCCAATATGAGGTCCTTAAATTCTTGATTTTGTTTCAATAATTCAACAACTAATGAAGGATTATCAAGTATGGTAGCAGCATTTGCGGGTTCATCATTGTGTGTATTTTCGTGTGTCTCGCACGATTCATCATACGTACACGTTTTTTTATGCCTTGATAATCCAGATCTATGTTTATACGTATTTCCACATAAACATGTTAACACCTGTGGGATTTGTATTATCATCGCGTTATCATTTGTTATCTTTTTATGTTTTCCAGTTAATAAATGTTTATTATAATCTTTTTTATTAGCAGTCTTATAGTTACATTTTTCACACATATATGTATTAGGAGTTCTTGGGACAGAATTTGTTATCATTATCAATATATATGGTAATCATATAATTCCTCTAAATCATTCACCGTATAAAATACTTAATTTTTTATGGTAATAGATTTTCAGTAAAAAATCATAAACGGCTGCTTTATCGTCATAAACGTATTTTCACAAAAACCCGTTTTAAATTCTCCATCGAGGATTTTCATTTTGGACATTTATTTTATGTCCAATTTCAAAATCTTGAGCCAATTCTTTTGTGCACTTTTATACATTTTTAGCGTAAAAATATTTAATATAGAAAATAGAATAAAGTTTATTTGAAATGTTTGGGTATTTTTATGAAAGATTATTATTATTCAATATTGTCATAATACTATTTAATTGGGTTTGTAATTCTGCGTTTTTGGTT